GTATTTGGTGAAATAACTAATGACAAAAATAAGAATTATTTATTTAAAGAGAATATAGTAAATGATAATATGTCTAATTATTTAAATAATTATAATAAAAGATTAGAGTTAAGTAAGTTAAAACAATTAAAAGTAGATGAATTAAAGGAGTTATCTAAAAGATACAAAATAAATACTAATCAAAAGAAACAGGAATTAATAAATGATTTAAGTAAATTTACATAATTTTATTAAAAAGCATATTATTTATAAGAATATAATAATTTTTTTATTATTTTTTAAAAATTGAAGAAAAACGTATAAGAATAATTATATCTATATTAATTAATATAGAAATGGACATTTCTTCGATTTTTGTTAAAATCAAAGAGTATTTGCAATATTCAATTAACAATGATGATTATGAATTGGAAACAATTTTAACATCGAAAATAAATGAAGATACATTTAAAAGAATATTTAATTTTTTAGTAAATGATTTTGAACAAATAACAGAAAGTAATAATGAAACACTTGATATACGTATTGTATCAGCAAAAAAATATGAGAAATACCGTTTAACAATTGATAATAAATCTAATATTTTAAGATATTGTAAAACTAATCAAGTTGATAAAAACCAATTAAAATATGGAGAAAAGAAAAGATTAGCAAAATATCCACCAATTATTTCTGATAATTATCCATTTCGAATGAATTTAAAAGTTGATACTGAATTAAATGATTCTGAAAAAATAGAAGAAATATATAATGCATTAAAGAATGCAAAAAAATATTTTAGACATAAAAAGAGATTTAGTTTTTTATCAAAAAGTGGATTATTTAAAGTTGATATAACAATTGTTAAATCATCAAGTAAAAATTCTAAGAACTTAGTTGGAAGTGGATTATTAAAAAATGTTATGGATTATGAGGTAGAAGTGGAGTTTTTAAATAAAGATTTAAAAGATACTATTAATCCTGATAAGTTAATTAATGAATTATTTAATATTGTTGGAAATATGTTATTAATTTCTGAGAACACAGATTATTTAATGACAATACCAGAAAAAAATGAAGTTAAAAAAGGTTACATTCAGTTAGCATTTGATATGGATAAAAAGAAGGCAGAGAATTTTGTAATTAAAAATCCTAAACATCATTTTATTGGACCACAACCAGTTACATTAGAACTTCAGAATTTATTAGTTCCTGAATTATCAAAAGAATCTATATTAAATAATTATTCTGTAACTGATAAGGCAGATGGAGAAAGAAATTTATTATATATTCATACTGACAATCGTGTATATTTAATTAATAATAGATTAAGAATTACTTATACTGGATTAAAACATCCACATGCAAAAACAATTATTGATGGTGAATTAATTACAAAAGATAGATTTGGAAACAAAATGAATTTATATGCTGCATTTGATGTATATTATTATAAAGGAACAAATGTATCAAATAAACCATTAATATCAAAAGGTAAAGATAGATTAGATATACTAAAAGATATTATTGAGAGCAAAGAGAATAAATTTGTACCAGTAAATAAAGAGAACAAACTAACAGTAAAATTAAAAGAATTTAAATATGGGAATGATAAAAGAATATTAAAACATAGTAAAACTATAATCGATAATCATAAAAATGATAATATAGAATATTATGTAGATGGTTTAATTTTTACACCAATAAATTTAAATGTTGGTGCAAAAAGAGAAGGAGATAATAGTACATTAACTGGAACATGGAATAAAGTATTTAAATGGAAACCAGTTGAGGATAATACAATTGATTTCTTAATTAATTTTATATCTGATATTGAGTTAAATGGTGAAAGATATAAATATTGTAAATTATATGTTGGTTATAATCAGGATTTAGAGATTGAACCATTAAAGATTTTAAAACATGAATTTGAGGATAATATTTATGCAAAAAAAGAATTTGGAGAAGTATATTTAAAATACAATGGTGATCGAAATTTAGTTACAAAAGATGAAGAAATTATTAATGATAATATGATTGTGGAATTTGCATATGATAGTGATGCTAATAATGAATTTTTAAAATGGGTACCATATAGAATACGACATGATAAAACGGAATTATATAAGATGACAAATAAAATTTCTGGAACTGCTAATGATTTTAGTACTGCTCAAAATGTATGGAATACAATTCAATATCCAGTTACTTATGAATTAATTACAGGAGTTGATAGTGTTGATGAAGATACATTAATTAAAAATAGTGATGATAGTGATGTGTATTATGCCCGTGAAGTATCTAGAAATGAGAGTTTATTAAAAGAAATGAATTCATTCCATAATTATTATGTTAAGAATCAATATTTATATAATCGTTTTAGAGGAAAAAAATCATTATTTGAGATTGCATGTGGTAAAGCAGGTGATATTCATAAATGGTCAAAATCTAATTATAAATTATGTATTGGTTCTGATATTAGCAAAGATAATATTTATAATGTTAAAGATGGTGCATGGAAAAGATATATTCAGGGAGTAAAAAAGGGTTCTATTAATACAGAAACACAAAAAATGTTATTCTTAACATTAGATGCTAGTAAAGAGTGGAATAAGCAATATATAAATTCAATAGATGATGAAAAATCACAAAGATTTGCAAAGATATTATTTGGATTAATAAATAAAAGTGATTTTGAGAAAGATGAAACAAGTTTATTAAAATTTTATAATAAAATAAATAAGAAATTTAATTTAGTAAGTTGTCAATTTGCGATACATTATATGTTTGAGAATAATAATATACTTGATAATGTTGTTAAAAATATTGATATGTTATTAAAAGAAGATGGATATTTCTTTGGAACATGTCTTGATGGATATTTAGTAAATGAGAAATTAAAAGGTACTAATATGATTAAAGGCGAGGTTGATGGTAAATTAGCATGGTCTATTGAGAAAGACTATGATAAATATAGCAATAAACCATTAGAAAATATTGGAAAAAAAATAAAAGTATATATACAAACAATTAATCAAATTTTAGATGAATATTTAGTAGATTATGAATTATTAAAATATAAATTAGGTCAATATAATATAAGACCAGTAGAAGATAAAGATTTAGAACAATTAAAACTAAAAAGTTCATCTGGATCATTTGAGGATATATTTAATGAAGTTACATCAAATAAAAAAAATAAAGTGGATATGAATGATTTACAAAAGGAATTCTCATTTTTAAATAGATTCTTCATATTCAAAAAATATAGTAATTAAATAAAAGATATATATGAACGTTATAGTAATAACATCTTTTTTATTATTAATATTAATAATTTATTATATTACATATGATAGTAATATAATAGATAATACTAATTTAAATGAAAATAAGCAATTAATATCTAAAAGAAATGTTGTATTTGCAGATGAAGTAAATAAACCTTTAATAACTATTATAAAAATTTAATAACATAAAAAATAAACTATATAAGAGTTTAATATAATATATAATTTAAATAAAATGAAGACACGTAGTTCCACGAATACAAAAAAGAATAATAATTTTAGATACCAACCTTATTCTCAAAATTTCAAAAGGTCTTCATTTACAAATAGTCAATTTTTAATTTGGAAGAAAAGAATTGATAATTATGTATATGATAAGATTGGGTATCATTTAGATGATTTACCAGACTTACAATATCGTCAATGGTTTGATGATGGTTATCTAAAACCAATGCAGGTAGCATATATTGTATTAGGTGAGTTTTATCAAGTATATAATCTGAATCAACTTTACTTCAACAATTAAAAAAAATTGAAATATTATTTAAAAGTATATATCATTATATAATATAACTAAAGGTTTGTTATGATGACTGAACAAATGACATCAAATGCTGTCAATACATCAGTACCAAATCAATACTATGGTGGAAATCCAGGTGTTTATACACCTCCTATGGATTGTCATTATACACAACTACAAACAAATGGAGTTACTGATGATATTATGAAAATCAGCATTGGTAGAAATGGAAAGGTATTCAAGGCAATTACACGACAAGCAAATGTTAATTACATTTGGTACAATAAAGATAATCATTATGTAGAAATTTGGGGTCCTGAAAAGAATTTACATGATGCTTACAAAAGAGTATTTGATAGAATCCAAAAGATTATTACAAAAGTTGCTAATGGAGAAATTAAACTTTCTGATAGTGAATCACAATCTAATAATGTTGATGTAGATAATGATATTGTTATGCAATGAAAACAATAAAAAACAATAAAAAACAATAAAAACAATAAAAACAATAAAAAACAATAAAAACAATAAAAAACAATAAAAACAATAAAAAACAATAGATAAAAAAAAATTTGAATATTTTTTATTGAATTAATTAACTAGTATATAATAGTTAATTACTATAAAAATGGCATCTGAAGATAATAAACAATTCCGAATGTTACAAAGGGATGAAATTAAAAAACTTAGTGAAGATGAAGCAAGAGATTATCTTATAAATCTTCTTAATAGTATCTGTGGTTTAAAGTATGGTCATTTTTATAATAAAAATGAAATTGAAAATATGAATGAAAAATATAATAAATTAAAAGATGAAAGAATTAATAATGGTAATAATACAGAATCAGAGTATGAAACCAAACTAAGAAAACATCTTTCTATACCTTTGCCTGATAATACAATTGAAACAATTACAGATAATTTAAAACATCGTGTTAAGTTTTCTGATGATATTGTTTCTAATTGGGCAATTTATCATAATTAGAAAAAACAGAAAAAACAGAAAAAACAGAAAAAACAGAAAAAACAGAAAAAACAGAAAAAAACAGAAAAATATGAAAATAAATGTATATATATTTTTTATTTAAGTAAGAGAGATAATATATATTATAATGGTATCAACTCTTAATATTTCTAATTTATGTTGGAAAAATATTGATAAATGTGTTCATACCAAAGACTCTACAATATATTGTGGAAATGGAAAACAATGTTTATGTGCTTGTATAGTTGATGCAAAAGATAAAAGTTGTCATAATATTTTAAGTATTGGTTTTAATAAATATAATACACATAATAGAACTCTTGTAGAACATCCAGGAAATTGTCATGCTGAAGTAGATGCTTGTATGAGATTAAAATTTAATGAAGAACCACATAAAAAGAAAAAAGTTAATTTGATTGTTTTTAGATCAAATTCTAAAAAAAATAGATTGTTGTTGGCAAAACCTTGTAATAATTGTATTAGAACAATGTATTTTTTGATACATAAAAAGGGTTATATTTTGAGCAGTGTATATTATACAGATGATAATGGAAATATTTGCTCTCTATAAATTATACTAAATATTATTGTAAGTGTTGTAAATATATAAAATAAAATTTTTTTATTTTAGTTTGTAATCTTTAATCTTTTTCTCTAAAATTTCCATAGGGATATTACCATCTTTTAAAACTAAATGATGATATTTTTTATATAAATCTTCTTTAGAATATTTATTATTAATTTTTTCATTTTTTTTCTCAAATTCTTTAAATCCATCAAGAAATATTAATTTGCCAACATAATAACTAATTGCTTGTGTAGGAATTCCAATATATCTTTCAATTTCTCTTTCAATTTCTTCTTTTGTAATTGGAACATTTTTTTTCATATAATTAAATGCTTTTTTATATGACCAACCAAAGTGATTAATACCAGTATCAATAACTAATCTATTTGCGCGAAGAATACTAAAAATTAAATGACCATAATAACTTAATAAATTATATTCATCATCAATCTTTTTATAATCATATAAAGTTTCAGTATATAATGCCCAACCTTCTGCATAACAAGTATTATCACCGACATAATTTTTATATAATGGTATTTTATACATCATAGGATAAGCATGTTGATAATGATGACCTGGATTTGCTTCATGTATAGATAGTGTTAAAGTATTAAAAATTTTATGATCATTCATATTTTCAGCATTTAAATAAAATATACCTTTTCTTTGATTTTTTGCAGTATGAAATGTTAATGGAAAGTATGATGCTAATGCAGAACCTTTTTCAAATTGTTTTGGATATGTTCTAATTTCATAATCTTTATCAACATCTTTCATAAATAATTTATCAGTAACTTCTTTTTTTACAAAACTTCTAAGACTATTAAAATCTTTTAACATTTCTTCTTTATTTTTATATGTATATTTGGGTTCATTTAACATATAATTATTAAATTCTTCATATGTTTTATCTTTGTGACCAAGTTTATTCTTTACATTATTAATTTCTTTTCTAAGTTTTTTAACTTCTCTTAGTCCTAAATTATGTATATCTTCCGCAGTATATTTAGATGTTGTTAGTGTAGAATTAATTAGAGATTGATATATTTCTTTACCATTAGGCAAATTATAATAACCTATTTTATTAAGACTCTTTGGTAAATAAACCTTCTTTAAAAAATTAATTAATTCTACTAATTTTTCTTCATATTTTGGAATAATATTCTTTTTAAATTCTTTATATAACTCGTGTTTTCTATATTTTTTATCAATTTTAATAATATACTCTTTATTATTTAGTAATTCCTCTAATTGCTTAATAATAATTTTAGTTACAAATTTAGATAAAACTATACCCTCCTCAATTCCTTTTTTCATTAATCTAATATAATCATCAAATGTTGGTAAGTAATTCATAAAAATTTTATTAAAATTTTCTAAATCTTTAATATCTCTTATTTTGTAAAATGTTGTCATAAATTCTATAAAAAATATTACACTATTATGAAAGTTTGATATAGGTAATAAATCTACTTTAGTATTGTATTCTGATTTTTGGGAAGGTGGTTTTTTATTACTAGCTTTATCTTTTAATTTGTAATAGGATTCTATTTCATATTTTAATAATTGATTATCATCTGAATCTTTATTTTTTTCTTTTTTTAATAAATTTTTATATTTTTTATAAATATCATTCTCTTGTTTAAAATATTCTTCGCTATATTGATTTTCATAAACTTCTAATCTATCAGTTAAACCAATATAATATTTATCTGATGGGGTTAGTTTTAAATATTCATAGAAATATTTCTTTAATAAAGACATTATTTATATTATATAATTTTTTATATAAATATTAAAAATAAAATTTAATTAAAATTAGTTAATTTAGAGAATACCACTGAGTTTCATCGCTCTAATCATACGAGTTACTCCAATTCCACCACCAGAACGAGGGAAGAAGTCGAAATCAAGGAAATCATCTAGTTCCTTAAGAACACGTTCGCGAGTAAATTGAGAGAATAGAGTATTGGCATAAGCACCTTCACTGATTGTCATAAATTGACGACGCATTTCTTCTTTATCAGTACTTCTTTGGGCGGAACCAATAGTTTCTACACCATGAAGAATTACATCAATCTTTGCAGCAGTTTCACCATCGCCATTTTGATGCATATTCCAGAAAGGAGATGTATAATTAGGGAAATTCTTTAAGAAAAATACCTTGTGGAAATCTGTCTCAAGTGCCTCTTCATGTTCGTGTTCAAGCTCTTTCACACCATATTTTTTAGCAACATCTAAATAATCTCCTTGATGGAATTCATCACGATTTCCAAAACCAAGATATTCTAACATTTCAGTCTCAAATTCTTGAAGTTCTTTCATACCACCTTTAATTTCGAACTCAAACATTGGGAAAACTTTGTCGTGGCGCCCAGGTACAGGATTCGGTTCATTACGATAAGAAGTAGAGACTGTAAAAAAACCAGGAGCTTCAGGATTTTTAAGAAGTTCATATTCTAACCACATTTGACCAGTTTGTGGAAGAGGCCATACTTGCCCAGCATAGTTATATGTTGCAAGTGTTTGTGGGTCTTCACATGCTGCTAAGATAGAGAGACGAGATTGAGTATGTACCTCTAAGAAACCCTTAGAGATACAAAAATCTCTCATTTTGGCAACTGCCTTATTAAAGTCTTCTGTTGTTAGATTGCATACACTTCCTGCTTCCATTGTTTTTTTTTAATTTATAATATTTAAAAAGTTTTTAAATAGTTTTATTTTTTAGTGGGTTTAAAAATATCAACTATGAAATTTATGAAATTAGGTTTATTATTATACTCATAATCGTCATATTTTTTAGATAATATTTTATTATTTACCTCTGCATAATTTATATTATCTAGGTTATATTTAGTTTTATATTCTTTAACTCCACTTAATTCTCTTTTATGTTGTAATTTTATGGAATTAATATTCTTTAATATTTCATTTGATTTATTTTTAAACTCAATATCATCTCTCATATATTTATTATCATCATCATTTGCAGCAATACTATATTTTTTAAATATAGACCTATAATAATTAAATAATAATTTACTTAAATTATTAAAAATTTTATAAGCAAAAAATAGTAATACTATTAATGATATTAATGATAATATTAAATTTTTAATATAGTCTCCATCATTCTTATAATTAGATGATTTATTCAAATAATTATTTTTTAAATCTAAATTTCTTGTAGTTTCTAATAATGTATTTATAGAGGTTCTTGTATTTGCACCTTCCATTAGTAACACTTTAATTTATTAAAATAAATTAAATAAATTAATATTAATTTATTTATAAAAAGAAATAATACTTTATATTAAATATGAATTTATCAATAGATTTATTGAGTGACTATGAAAGTTTATATAATACTATTATTAAAGATGTTTTAAGACATAAAAAAAATGTATTATGCGTTGACTGGACTGACCCAAGTAATGACCCACATGAATGTAAATCACCTTTTGTTCTAATAGACAAAAATTTTGAACATTATTTGAATTCAAATTCAAATTCAGGAAATTTATATCTTAAAAATATTCATAATAAATTAATAAAACTAACACCATTATTAAATTTAGATGATAATGGAGATGATGAAGATAAAGAAGATAATAAAAATATTATTGAAATACAAAAAAGTAGTATCGATAAAAATAAAAAATTAATAA